ACTGATCACCGACATCCGCTTGCAATACCAGTTAGGGCATAAGTCAGTCTTGGCGGTATTGCCAACCGGTGGCGGCAAGACGGTGTGCTTTAGCTACATCGCAGAGCAAGCAGCAATCAAAGGCAATCGTGTCTGCATATTGGTGCATCGCGCAGAGCTACTGGATCAAGCCAGCCGCAGCCTTACGGCAATGGGCGTCAGGCATGGTCGTATTGCTGCTGGCAAAAGCATGGACCTAAGCCATGCGGTGCAAGTTGCCAGTGTGCAAACGCTTGCGCGCAGGTTACATCTGCTGCCACGTGAGTTCTTTCAATTGTTAGTGGTGGATGAAGCGCACCACACAACAGCAGGCACATGGGCGAAGGTGATTGACCACTTCCATGCCGCCAAGCTGCTTGGTGTGACGGCAACACCGATACGCAGCGATGGCCGCGGCCTAGGGCAGCATTATCAAGCGATGGTGCAAGGCCCAACTGCGCAACAGCTCACTGAACAAGGATTCCTTGCTGCTGCAAAAGTGCTGGCGCCACCGGGGTTTGATAGCACAGGACTGCGTAAGCGGATGGGTGATTTTGACGCTAAGGAGGCCGAGCAACGTGTTGGCACGATCATGGGCGACTGCCTTGGCCATTACCGCAAGCACCTACCAGGCCAGACGGCAATTGCGTTTTGCTGCTCCGTGGCCCATGCGGAAGCAGTTGCGGCGCTGTTCCAATCATCTGGTATCGCTGCAGCAAGTATTGACGGCAGCATGGATACCACGCAACGCCAGCAGCTGCTTAGCGATCTAGGCACCGGCAGTTTGAAGGTGCTCACTAGTTGCGCGCTGATCGGTGAAGGCGTTGATGTACCAAGCGTTGGCGGTTGCATCTTGCTGCGACCTACTGCATCAGTGGCGCTGCACTTGCAGATGATCGGCAGGTGCCTGCGCCCGCAACCTGGCAAGCGTGCTGTGGTGCTCGATCACGTCGGCAATACGGTGCGGCTTGGCCATCACCTTGAAGAACGCGATTGGACCTTAGATGGTGTCGCCAAACGCGACCGCGAGCAGGCACCAAGCGTCAAGGTATGCCCTAGTTGCTTTAGCACCAGCATTAGCACTGCACAGGTATGCCGTGAATGCGGCCATGTGTTTGCACCACAGGAACGCCGTGAGTTGCAACAGGTAGATGGGGAGTTGGTTGAGATGGCAGTGGCTAAGCGGCGCGAGCAATCCAGCGCCCGCGACCTAGAGTCCCTCCGCGAGCTAGCGCAGCAACGCGGCTACAAGCGAGGATGGGCAGAACGCGTTTATCAGGCGCGACTGGCTAAGAGGCATGGCATCTAGCGGGGTTGCGCACGGCTGGCCATGGTGGTATGATTTGGGGACAGCGGACGAGAGCCGCACCCTAACCCGAGAACCATGACCATCAACTACGCCGTCGCAATCGCCCACCACGCCAACTGGATCTGGGATCAGCTCAACGCCAACAACACCGTTAGCGCTGACACTTTTGCCTGGGTGGCTGCTGACTTGGAAAAAGCCGAGACATGCGCCGATGAATACCGCTTTAAAGAAGCAGCCGGCTTCATCCTTGGGGCGGCCCGCCAAGTATTTGGTGTTTACTCCGAAACTTACGCAAACCTTCTAGGCTTTTACTCCAAATGAAACATTACCGCGACGAACCAGCACTTCCAATCTGGGTGCTGGTTCTTGTTTTAATCATCAGCCTTTTACTTGCGCAATGGTGGCTTCCTCAAAAATGGGAAGCCTGCAAAAAATTATACGATAATCAATCTGCTCGTGTTTATTGCATGGCGGCCCGATGACAAACTTTAAGCAACTGTGCTCGGAGCTGTATGAAATCTTTGAAAAATACGACGACGAATCCAACCTTGCCGGAATTTATTGGGACATGCAAACAGATAACAACAATCTCTTTGACCGTGTTAAATTTGCTTTGCATGAACATTGCCAAACAAGTAAACAGCAACAAGCATTGCTAGCCATTGATGTAGCAGTTGCAGATGGTCAGCTATCTGCTGATGTTGCTAACGTGGTTCGCGCAGCATTTGCAGAGCTTGGCATCTGAGCAAACCATCCAGCAAGAAATAAGGATCGCCTGCAGCCAAGGCGACACGCGCTTGTTCCGCAATAACACCGGGACGCTCAAGGACCAGAATGGCCGCCCAGTGCAGTTCGGGCTCTGCAAGGGCTCAGCCGACCTAATCGGCTGGAAGCGCGTGACGGTGACCCCCGATATGGTCGGCAGCACCGTTGCTGTGTTCACCAGTATTGAGGTGAAGACGCCAACCGGCAGGATCAGACCAGAACAGCAGCAATGGTTGGATGCTGTCCAGGCTGCTGGCGGCATTGCAGGCGTAGCAAGGAGTGTGGAGGATGCACGGCGGATCATGGCTGCCGGGGGTTGACAGGGGTTGCACATGGTGTAGGATACGGGGACAGCAGGCAACCGGCCCTGCACCCCACACCGAGAACCATGACCGTTTACACCCTTGAGCGCACCGAAACCCAGCAACTCCCCGCCGCTCGCTGCACATTTCAGCAACGCGTTTCTGAATCCGGCAAGAAATGGGTTGACGTCACCATGATGCACCTCACTTCAAACGGATGGGGCGGCACCATGGGGCGCGGCGACGGTACCTACACCGTCAGCCAAGCAAAAGAGTTTTACGGCAATCTTCTTGACAGGGGATTTACTGCCGCCTAAGCCCACCGCGGCCAGCCGGAGCCGCACCCAATCCGGCAACCACACATTGCGACCCCAACCATGCTCACAATTGCACTGCTGATCATCTGGAAACTGCTGCTGCCACTGCTGGTAGTAGTCGCCGTGATCGACTGGCTAACCGCATCTGACGACCGCCGGATCCGCGTACTGCGCCGCACTGGCCTGAGCCAGAAGCGCATTGCCGAACGCCTCAACCTGTCCACCTATCGCGTCCGTAAGGCGCTGATGGCATGACCAACAAAATCGCCAACATTTGCTGCATGGCCATCGCCGCATGGGTGATCGCCATGATCGGCATCGAAGCAGCGGGCCATCACGCGCCAACCCACACCGGCACCCAACAGATCCATGAATGACACCGACATCTATTGGACATTCGCTACCGCCTATCAGCACGGCGGTGGATTCTTCCAAGCGCTAGCGCAGGCTGGCATGAAAGCAGATCCCAGCAACAAGCGTCGCTTGCTTGATGCATTTCCCGAAATGGTCGCTACATACGGCACTGCCAGCCGTTTGCATCGCTCCTTGCGTAGTGGTGCAGCAGTATGACCATCAGCAATGAGCAGTACCACGCCGACCCAGCCGTTAGCGCTTCGCACCTGCACGCAGTGGTTAAGTCGCCATACCACTACTGGAGCCGCTATTTAGATCCAAAGCGCAGCGCCATTGAGCCAACCGCTGCAATGCGACTTGGCACGTTGGTGCATACAGCAGTGCTTGAACCTGAGGATCTACTGCAGCGTTATGGCGTCTGCGGACCGCGTAATACCAAAGCTGGTAAAGAGCAAGCTGCAAGCATGGCCGCTGCTGGGATTGAAGCTGTCACTCAATCCGACATGACGCTAGCCCTATCAATGGCTGCCAGCGTTCGCGTGCATCCTGCAGCATCAGCATTACTGGCGCAAGGTAAAGCTGAACAGTCTTTCTGGTGGGATGACGCCACCACTGGTTTGCGGTGTAAATGCCGTCCAGATTGGTATCACAGCACCACAGTGGTTGACCTCAAGACCACGACGGATGCATCACCGTCCGGCTTTGCCCGCAGCATTGCCACCTTTCGCTACCATGTGCAAGCCAGCCATTACTTGTCTGGTCTGCATGGCGCTGAGCGTTTTGTATTCATCGCTGTTGAAAAGACTGCACCATATGCAGTTGCGGTCTATGAGCTTGATGCCGCAGCACTTGCTGCTGGTGACGAGCTACGGCAACGCGATATGCGCGTGATTGCCGATTGCCAAGCCACATCTGAGTGGCCTGGCTACGGCGATGACTGCCAAACACTCAGCTTGCCTTCATGGGCATTATCTGCCAACCCAACCATCACATCCGATGACTTCTAGCATCACGCTCTGGACACCAGAGCAAACCCAACTGATCAGCACCACGATTGCGCCTGGCTGCAGTCAAGATGAATTGCGCTTGTTTGCTTATGCGTGCCAACGCACTGGGCTTGATCCATTCAGCAAGCAGATTTACGCCATCAAACGTGGCGGCAAGATGACCATTCAAGCTGGCATTGACGGCTTGCGTGCTATTGCAGAACGCACCGGCCAGTTGGATGGCAGCGAAACCTATTGGTGCGGTGAAGACGGCCAATGGACTGATGTATGGCTTGGCAGCAAACCACCTTCTGCTGCTAAGACCATCATCCATCGCAAAGGCTGCCAGCATCCATTTACTGGTACTGCACGCTTTGCTGATTACAACGCCGGCCAAGGCTTGTGGTCCAAGATGGGTGCTGCAATGATCGCCAAGTGCTCTGAGGCTTTGGCATTACGCAAGGCATTTCCTGCTGATATGTCCGGTGTCTACAGCACTGATGAGATGCAGCAGGCTGAGGTTGAGCCGGTAACCGTGACCGCTGCCTCTGCGCCTGCACTGCCCGCCAAGCCTGCCGGTGATGCCAAGCTATTCCAAGCCGGTAAGGCTGCAATCGCTAAGGCGGACACGCTGGACAAGCTGCAGGAGGTCGTTGCACGAATGGACAAGCGCAAGCCTGACCTAAGCGACGACCAAAACAAGCAGCTCATGGAGCTAGCACTTGCTAAAGAAGCAGAGCTTGCACCTGCTGCTGATGAGGATCCATTTGCTGATGACTGAACTTTCACCCGCGGCGCAAGCGGTGCTGACCGCCTTTAGCAAATATCCGTTGCATGGCGATCACGTAGCCAGCAACTTGATACACGGTGCTTTGCCAGCCGCCCTGCGAGTTGTTGCGGATCAGTTGCGTCTTGACAAGCCGCTAGGGGACACCGGCGCTGATGCAGGCGTGTTTGCTGCACATCACGCTATTTGTGCTCACATCCTTGGTATTGCCGCTGACTTGGAAGCCTCGCAATGACTGAACCGTATCTGACCACTGATCAACTGGCAGCACGTTGGGGGTTAAAGCCAGCAGCCATCAAAAACCAACGCGCACGTGGCATCGGACCTAGGTATTACACCATCCCACGTATTGGCTTTCCAGCCCGTACACCACGGGTTCGGTATCCACTAGCTCAAATCCTAGCTTTTGAAGAAGCCAATTCCATTACACCACTGACTTGACATGAGCCTTTACGCAACTGGCATCATTCGTATCATCACTGACCCGCAACTGCGTGCCTTTGAATCCGGCAGCATGGTTACCAACTTCGCAGGCGGTATCCAAGAAGGCAAGGATAAAGATGGCAACTGGATTAACAACGCAATCGACTGCGAGGTATGGGGTAAGTCTGCAGAGCTGATCGTTGATAAGCTCAAAAAAGGCGACAGCATCCTTGCAAGTGGTGCAGTACGCCGCCAAGAATGGAACGACAAGGAGACTGGCGCGAAGCGCAGCAAGCATGTGCTTAGCATCAGCCGCTTTGAGTTCATGCCACGCACCAGCAGCCCTGCAGAGGAGGCAGTCTTCTAATGAATCAAACCGCCCTTGATGCTGCATTCAAGGAGTGGTGGGAGGCGTCTTACGGGCGCCCTCCCGGCACCCATGCAGTAATGACACACGTTGCATTTGCAGCGCATGTACTTGAACTTTTAGAACTAATGCAGGATGAACCATCACGCCCTAGCGACTGAATTAGCAGAAAAGCTAGCGCAATATGTATCGGTTGATGATCCATTTATGCGTTATGTGCGCTGCGCATTGGCTATGCCAACTGCCGGATGCTTTAAACGTGGTGAAGAAAACCCTGCATCTGTGTTAACTGCTGATGATGTCCGCACAATGCGCGCCATGCGCGATCAAGGCAAAACATACAAAGAACTTGCTGTTGACTATGGCATCAGTACAAAACAGGTTTGGCGCATTTGCAACTACGAACAATGGAGTTGGGTTCAATGACTGATCTTGTCAATCATCCACCGCATTACAAACAAGGAGACATTGAATGCATCCATGCCATTAAGGCAGCACTTGGCGATGATGGCTTTCGCGCTTATTGCAAGGGTAATGTCATCAAATACCTATGGCGTGCTGAGCACAAGGGTAATGTCGATCAAGATTACGGCAAAGCCGATTGGTATATGCGCCGGCTGCTGTTGCATGTGGAGCAAGAAGGTGCCCGGTAGCTAGGGCTCACGCACCACTAGCCTCACCGCTGCCGGGCGCAACGGACGCTGAGACGTCAAAGAAACATCTCACTCACAATCTTACCAAACAATGACCATCCTCTGCGACTACGAGATCAAAGCACTATGCACTGGCGGCATGGTGCGCAATTACGACGAGGCACTGGTTAATCCAGCCAGCCTTGATCTACGGCTTGGCGACATGATCATGTTGGAATCCGCCGAAGATTTAGACATGCGTCCGCTGAGCATTGCAAATGCCACGGCAGACAATCCTTACTGGCTGCGACCTGGACAATTCATCCTTGCGCAAACCATTGAGGTATTTCATATGCCTGAACACGTTGCAGGGCTGTTTTTTCTTAAATCCAGCCGCGCACGTGAAGGTTACGAAAATCTGCACGCAGGTTACGCCGATCCAGGTTGGAATGGCAGCGTGCTGACATTGGAGCTAAAGAACAGTCGGCAGCTGCTGCCATTGCCGCTATGGCCTGGATTGAAAATTGGGCAGATGGTTTTCTTCCATATGAGCCAATGCCCAGTTACTAGCTACGCCGAGGTAGGCCATTACAACGCACACCAAACGGTGATGGGATCAGTGACCACCTAACTCACGTGCGGCATCAAGGTGCCATTGCTCAAGACCACTGCGCAATGCTGCAGATGCTTCTTGCGCCAGCCAGTGGATTTGTGATCGCTGGCTGGCCTCTTGCTCTGCCAGTAACAGCGCATATTCCAGCAACCCACTCCAATCTGCTGCAGCATGTAACGCACGCAACTGCGCTGCGTTGGCAGCACCGTGGAATTGTGCTTCCATTGTATGAACTAACGGATTCCCCATGTCTGACGCTATTGGCGACTACTTGAACAATATCGCGCGTTATCCACTGCTAACGCCGCAACAAGAGATACAACTTGGGCGTCGTGTTGCAAAATGGAAGGAATTAAAGGATCTTGAAAGACCTTTAACAACGCAAGAACGTCGTGAGTTGCGTAGTGGTGAACGCGCAAGGCAGCGGTTTGTGCAATCCAACCTTCAGCTTGTGGTGCATGTAGCGCGGAAGTACAGCAAACGCAACACGCAAACGCTTGACATGCTTGATCTTATCCAAGAGGGTAATATCGGCCTTTCACGTGCTGTAGAGCTTTTTGATTACACACGTGGCTACAAGTTCAGCACCTACGCCTATTGGTGGATTCGGCAGGCTATTGGCCGTGCATTGGTGCAATATGACCCGATCATCCGCCTACCACTGGGTGTGCATGACATGCTGGTAAAGCTAAACAAAACTGCACAGGCATTTGCGCAAGAGCATGGGCGCACTGCAACCATGACTGAATTGGCAGCAATGCTTGAGGTAACGCCGCAGGTTATTTCTGACACGCTCAAGCAGGCATATCGCGTAACCAGCCTTGATAAGCCATCACAGGATGATGCATCTTGCATCTTGGATTTAATTGCAGAT